GATATGATCCGTAGCCAAGCTGTCTTCGAGCCTATTACATCTTTTGGATGTGAGCTTGATTGCATAGCTACTATGGGGAATGCCACAACTTTTCCTTTGGAAACTCTAGTATTTTTTGTACTTGGTAACGCTGTAATCGAAGAAACAAAAAACCGCTTCGGCGGCTTCGCTTTGTGCGAAGCTTTAACACCTAGTGTTACTGTTTTCGGAGACGACGTTATTATTAATACAGAACACGCAACTGCTTTTATGGCATTATGTGAGTCCGTAGGCTTTAAAGTCAACCATGACAAAAGCTTTTTTAAGGACGAATACTTTAGAGAATCGTGCGGCGGTGATTTTTTTCACGGTCGTAATGTGCGGGGTTTATATCTAAAAAACCCCCGATCGAAGAGAGCAAGTGTATTAAAGGCATGGTTATATACATGTTTTAACGGCATTTTAAAGAAACATATTGAATGTTTCGGTACCTTAAATTATGTATATAGGAGTACCACGCTCTATTACATTTCCTCTTTGATTCGGTTACATTTTCATAGTCTTGAAATTGTACCCGACCACTTTCCTGATGATTCAGGTGTTAAGATCGTAGATGATTTCTTACGTCTCAAGTTTCTTTTTGAAGGACTTGATTTTTCAATTAAAAAAGATGTTCATGGTACTTTAAGTTTTAGGTACCTATGTTCAGTCTCTATTAATGATGAAGTAAGAAGAGTTGACGAGTTCCACTATTGGGCTTGTTTAAAGTTTGCGGTACCAACCTATCGCTCGTTTGCGCCGTTGAATTTCAACTTTGCTAATGATGCAGGCGGGACATTTGAAACATTAAAAAAGGAAGGTGGCTATGTCAGTTTAACCGCTGTAGTATCAAGCGGTGATTTGCAAGCGGCGGAAGCCGAAAATGCTTTGCAGAATGCAGTAAGCATTTAAAGATTGGCGGCTACTAATCCTGTTGAAGGTTAGTCCGCAAGTCTTCTTGCGGGCAATACTAATGCAGAGC